GGGAGGCGTGTTACTGATACGTGCGCGTAAACCTCGGTACTATTCGGGTTCATTATCCAATTCACTGATCCCCTCTGCCCAACAAAGCAGGGGGCCATCCAGGTCATTGGAGTATTCACCACATAGTTGTACGGATGATTACCTGGTACGGCAATTCCGACAGCAGAGTTTATCCCATTTGGATCCCAACCCTGCGCCAAGGGGTAGCGTCCCTGGATGCTCAAAAATGTTGCAGCCCGACCGGAAGTGTTAGATTGGGGAGACACTGTGCGATACAGCGTATACCTTCTCATCAACTGCCGGATGGATTTAACTGCTTCACCGTGGAACACCAGGTACGACGCATCAATCTCATCTACAGTATTACCCAGGTCATATACGTCATTTCCCAGGTCGTGTTTGGCCACTGGCGTTACAGTAGACTGCAGGTTGAAGTGCGTGAGGACATTTGAAATTCGCCGTGGATTGGCGAGAGCAAAGTTCTCAGCGGCACGAACCGATACAGCCACCGTTACATCAGATGTGGCAACTGGCGCTGTGAGCTGCGTCAGAACTCTCACACTCAGTTTACCATTGTCCACACCCAGCTCGAGCGCTGGGCCACCGGCTGCACTATACTTCTCCTTCGTATAATCATTGCCAGTGGAACACCACGTAGTGTCCTGCATCCACGGGATTTTCACCTCGAAGTCATTTTCTTGGGCTATGTCATACGTCTCTGTGTACGTCATCGTCTCACAGTCAGACACGCCTGAAATATCTTTCAGAGGATCCCACGAGATGCGGACTCGTCCGCGGTGGTATTGTGAACAAATTACTTGGAAACGGAAGATAATATCTCCGTGCCAGTATTTGAACATCTGGGCCAGATAGGCCATAGGGACGCCAAAGACCGAGACAGTGCCAGGGTCGTTGGCGACTTGGTTACAATGCACGCTTGTGCCCCAAAGGAGATCCCCCGGGGCACGCCCAGTCGTCCACTCAAAGGACGTCAAGAACGACTCGCGCTGCACAAGATTCGACACTGATAATTCATCTGTGCCATCCAGACCTACCGTGCGTGAATCCACACACAGCTCGTTCTTCGGGTCTAGAGTTAACTTGTCAACAGGCGTGCTAATTTCGCTACTCGCCAGTGCATGGAACGGCACCCCCTTCCGTGGGGGGACGTTCTCAATCATCGGCGGATTGCTCCAACCAAAGTAAGACGCTACTGTGCTCGCAGCTGATGCCACCACGGAGGTGGCAGTCATGAAGGGCCCGATTACGGGCACCTCCGACAACGTTTCAGCTGCAGAAGCCACGGCTGAGCTAGTCACTTCAACGGGACCTTTCCCGTATTCATCTTTGAAGCCTTGCATCCAGCCACTGGCTTTCCCAATAGTTTTTGCGTCTTTCCCTGTTTTCTTTGTGGTCGCTTGCGTGTTCTTCATCCCACGTGAGCGACTCACTTTTTGCACGGACGACTGAAGAGCCAGCCCCGTGGTGGGGGCTGCGAGTTCTACATCAGTTGCCCACGCGTAGACTACGATGGTAACATCGGAGCCAGTCACACTATTAGCGTTTCTTAGAGCACCCAGACTGTCAATATGGAGAGTCCCCATAGATTTAAAATTCTGACGGACGGTGGCATCAATCCAGTTCTTGTAATAAAAGAAAGGGAGATCCATCTCACCGCCTTGACTGTCCTGCGGATAAATCCAAATGTGCGGATGTTGAGACCGCGCCACCAGCTTTGCAACTGACGACGCGACCGCTATCGCATCTGGTGGATTAAAATCCGTGAGAGGGTGATAAGAGATGAGCGCTAGGCCGTAATAAAACGGGGCAGCGTTGATCATCACTTTAACGTGCAACTTGCACCTCAGAAGGCCAAAGTTGTCCAATTTGCGGCGTATTTGAGCAGCGTTGAAGAAGAGATCCCATGGTTCCAAACTCGAACTAATCGAGCCCCCTTCAGGCCAATCTACGGAGAATATCCGCACCGGCCTAGAGAGGAAGTCACCTAGGGCACAGGCATCATCCATGCCTGTCTTATAAGTCTCATCTGTCACGTCGCCATACACGACCACATTCCCAGATTCATGATCACGAAAGGTTACTGTCTCCTGGGTAACGTCACCTTCCGGCCCCTGTTTAACGTCCTGGGGCATTACGACTTCAGTTGGTTCAGCGAGTCAAGTTACGGCCACAGTTTGACTCAATTTCTACACAACGCCCTTCAGCGAGGTGTAAGCTGCCGCCGGTTCTAGGCTATTTGGGTTCCACCACACCCGTCCCTAAATAGGGCTTTTGAGGACTGCTCAGGTAAAGTTTCTCTCTGGTCCAATACTGGGGGCTTTCAAGCCAAGAACACTAAGTATGCCCACAGCAAGTAAAATACCAGGAGAGCGAGGATTTTGGTTTCCAATAGGACCCACCCTCGAAGGGCCCTAGGAGTTTAACGACATCTCGGTCGTGCGGGCATTTAGAGCGAAGTAGAATCCTGTTCAGAACTCTTGATGAGCCCTGAGCCAAGTTTCCACTTCACGACATACTCCTCCCATGCAGGAAAAGCGTCGCTCACATACTCCTCGAGATCAAACTTCTTGATCACATCGAGGAACATGGCCGTCTTCTCTTCGAACACTTCACGTCCGTAGAAGAAGTACTCCATATGCATACTCCGCATCACATCTACGATCTGGGTCTTCTCATTCACTGTCTTCGATCTGACCCAGATAGTTAAGGCTCGTGTGATTGACTCTTCATCTAGAGGACAAAAATAGTCCCCCACTGTCTCTTCAAATC